CATCTCGCATTACTGGTACTCTCAAACAGCCATCGGTGCTGGTGCTTGGCCTTGCATCGCTTCAGGTGGCAGTTGTTGCCCCTGTTGTTGCACTTGAGCCTTGCCTGCATCTCGAAGCTGTTTCTGGATTGCGCGGGATGTGTTGGGATCAATCTTCTCCAACGCTGCTAAATGCTGTTGGAGATGTGCCATCAGAACTTGCATTGCGCTCTGATCGACCTGTTGTTGCCGCTGTTGTGCAGCTTGGTTAAACGCGAAGAGAACGGATATGTGCGCCTTGTGATCGTCCGAAGGCTTGATAGCGACAGGGAAGCCTGTGGTAAGCATGGTCGCAATTTCAGTCGCTTGATCTTCAGCTTGATCGCCAGAGGCAGCGTTAGGATCTTGGTAGAGCCTACGGACCAACGATGGATCGTCTTGTTCAAGGACTGATTTAACCAGTTCGCCTTGGTTGATGAAAGGATTGTTTTGGAACATGGCCATACGGCTAACTGACTTTTGCAAAGCAAACTGGCGGTTGATAAAGTCTAATCCGCCCTTTGGTTCAATTGAGTAATCGTCATGGATGCCGTCTGGTGGCATTGAACCAGTTTCCTCAGCATACCGATACATCAAGTCTTTCTTGTTGTACTGCGTGTAGAGTGACCAAGCTTGTTTGAATAGATGAGATAGACCCATCCTAAACATACGATTGCGAAGATCGCCAGAGGCGGCTGACTGCGACTGCAAGGCTTGAATCTCGGTGGCAGTCTTCCTATCCCCAACATTATACTGCGAGCCTGCACCGAAGTCTGGGTTACCCATACGCTGTTCAGACAGCAATCGTTCCTCAAGCATTAACTTCTGGAAGTCGAATGGAGGTTGGCTGAACTGAACTGGCTTTAATCCTTGTGGCAGGATCTGGCCAGGCTGCATCTTCAGGTTCGCTGTGTTTAGCGAGATAGGATTCTGCGCTTCAAAAACAGGGCGATTGGCTAGCTCAACGTAATCTGAGAGCGAATTTTTTAACTTGCATAACAGATTCTCGCTAGGGAGGAGAATTTCTGCAACTCCGCGAGGGCTATACCAACCGCCCCCTGTGACCTCATAGGGGAAATCTACAAAAGGTGGTTCACCATGTCGGTAGGGTAGCGTGAAAGGTTTACGAATGTCTTCGTCTATAACCAGAGGACTGTAGGTTTCAACCTTCCATCCATCTTCGGACGGCGTGTACATTTCCCAAAGGACAATACGATCATTGTCAGCTTCTTGAGTAATTCCTTCACGCCTGTAAATTTCGTCTTGAATCTCACTTCGTAAGCCCACCGATTTGGATGGTTTACCCGAAATGATTTTAACGAACTCGTCCCCCTGCTTGTAAAGCGGATTTGCCTTATAGGAATCGACTGAGGTCGAGATGATGTGAACAATGAAATCGGCATCTTTAAACTCCTTTGTGTAGGAAGGAACGATGATATGGAAGGGGTCAATCGCCTCAAAGTCAATACGCTTCTTGTCCTCGTTCCAGATTACTTTAGCTACTCCGCGCCCATAGAGCAGGATGTTGTCGATAACCGAAACAATCTCTTTCTGGAAATTGGTACGCTCACGCATCTGGTAATCAAACCAACGCTCGGCTGAGACTGTCAGCGGAGCCAACTGCTGGCGCATAGGAACGAAGCTAGAAAGGATGTCGTTACCAATTGCGCTATTGACGAAGGAAGGTTTTAGCTTCTCGATAGCAGAGTCAATTAACTGAACGTGTAGGTCGGCTGCTGTAGGCCAAGGCTTAATCTTGCGCCTAACACCAAAATAGCGAGCTTGGTAGAACAGCCGTTGACGATTCTCCCAAGTCTCACGCTGGTTGAGCGAGTCAATAATACGTGTGTAATAACTATTCCTGCGTGTATCTTTAGCGTTCATTTGTTGCGCTCCCTTTGAAGTTCATAAGAAAGGTCGTTGACATAGTTAAGTGCCTTCTTTGCCCAAGCACGAATGGCTGGGGAGGCACTACGAACCGCAGGGTAGCTATCGTCTTTCATTAACGACTCAACTGCCCCCGAGGTGTTCGTTATCGGACTTGTTGTCGCGCACCCACCAAGCAACAGAACCAAGTTCACGATCAATAGCTTCGCGATTGTTCTTCCACTCGGTAGCGTTCTTGTCAACACGCTTCTCATACCAACCTGGTATGAGGCGAAGGAACGATGCGATGATTTGTAGTATCGCACCGATCACTTAAATTTATTTGATGTTTAACCCGACAGTCTTCAGGAATGCAACAACCTTTTCCAAGATCGTATCATCCGCTGGAGTGGGGGTGAGCTTAACAATAATACGAGCAGCGAGTACAATGCCGCCAACCGCAGCGACTACTTCTGTCCAATTTGATGTGATCCAGTTCCATGTATTCATTAGTTTTATCCTCCTGCTTCAAACCCAGCCATTACAGGGTCGTGAAACTCCATCATGGCCTGAAGTGATTTCCAAGTTGGCCTTTCGATCTGAAAGGTCAAGTCGAACCTCATGTTGCCACCATCCAAGCATAAAGCAAGTGCGTCAGCCTTGTCGGGCGAGGCAAGACCTCTGGCACGCATCGAATCCTTAGATTCCACGCCTAGCTTGCCTTTCGAGTTGACCAAGCTTTTCCTACAAGTTAGCTGTGCAGTTAGGTCATCGTCTTCTGGCAAAATGATCTCAGCCCCATCAATCTTCTTTGCCATGCCGTACCACATCTCAGCAGAGCGATTGGTGTAAGCATCAGCATCGTAAGCAGTCGATCCGAAGTTGACTCGGTTGACCTCCCAGCCTGCCTCAGCCAGCGCATCGCACATAGGCATACCCAACCCACTCGCATCGGCAAATATGTTGTTGGCTTCTAGCCCAGCCTTCTTAAACTCCACGATGAACCGCCCTACCGCTGCCATCGTGTCACGATCACGCCAAGCTAGGAATGGCAGAACCTTATTGCCATCTCTTATTGCTAGCACGTTGCAATCCCCGCCTGCTGCAAAATCCACGCCTGCTACCCTAGTGCCAGGTTTGAATCTGGGTGGAGTTGTTAAGCAATGCTGAAGTTGGTTTAAGCTTATGACAAGGCTCTCGGAACCTATGTCAACGAACTCGCCGTAGATCATGGAGCGGGTTAGCGGGTGCTTCTCGCCGTACCGCTGGATTACCTCATCAATCTGAGTCTGCGTGATGTGGGGGCAGTCAAACGCTGTGACAGCGTGCTTCTTCCACATATCAGCCTCCTTGGTGAAGGCGCGGTAGAACGCACCACTAGACCCGCCTGGGCTGGATGCGATCAACAGTCTAGTCGGTTGGCAACGGCTGATGGCCTCGAATAGAGGGTCGGCTACAGTCTTGGCTTCGTCCACTACCATGAGCAGGGGATGGTTGTCGTGGTCCTCAGCGTGCCAGCCTTCTGCACGCCCTGCATCGGTGGCTGAATAGCCGATAATCCGCGATGTGTTGCCGTTGGGGTGGAGGTAGCGGATCTCGCCAGATGTCACCTCCCATGCCCCGCCAAGTTTAGAAATGTGATGGCGAAGGCTAGGCCATAGTTGTGATTCTACCTGTCGGAATACGCCAGCTGTTGTCACAGCAACTGAGCGCGGATAAACAAGGGCGTGCCATATCAAAATGGACGAAATAACTGTGCTGGTCTTGCCAGAGCCGTTGGCTGCACGCAAGGCTACGCGCGAGTCTCTGGGGTGTAAATCGGTCAATACCTTCCGTTGCCAGTCATATAGGTTGATGCCCAATGCGTTAGATGCGAAATTGGCTGGTTTACCAAGGTCTTCTAACGCCTCTTCTTGGCTACGCTTGGGGGGTTTTGGCATAGTGGTGTGCTAGAACCTCTTTTTGTTTTGAGCCACAATAATTTAGGGGGGGTTATGTGTATCAGGCGGGGGCTGGGGGCGTGGCGGGTGGTGTCGTGGTGGGTAGGCCAACCGCCTTAGATTGCCTTGGTTTGCGTAATCTCATTCGCTGATGTTTGAGTTTAGGCAATGTTTGCTTATGTATGGGAATAATTGCATCTGCTATTTGATTGGAAGTGCTTGTGGTTGTAGCATTGTTAGGTGTATTTGTCGCACAACAAATATTGTATGAACTTTCTTTCATCTCAATCACCTCCGCCTTCTTCTCCTTCTTACGCACCGCTATCCCCGCGAGGAGTGAGGCAAGGTTCGAGGAGATACCATGCGTGACATCTTGCGTAACTGCCAGCCTAGCACTGGGTTGAGCATATTGAAAGATTCGTTCTGCCATCCAAGCTTTAGCTTGCCAGCTTTTCTCTCCCGCTAGGTTAATAGAATCGAGTAAGGACACTTCTAGGTCACGCCGTGCTTTTTTGAGGGCATTGTCGAACTGCTTGTTCCGTGCTTGCCAGTTCTGAATCGTGGCTGGTGATATTCCTAACGCCTCTCCCGCTCGCTCATAGGTCAACCCCTTGCGGATATATGCCAGGAGTTTTTCTTGAATCTCTGGAGTGAGTGAAGTTTTGCGGCCAACTTTGCTTTCTTCTATTTGCTCCACTCATTCACTATACCCGAAAATAAATAAAAATAAAGCTTGCACTACATAAGCGGGTCAAGTAGATTGGTTTTTATGGAAACAAAACACACTCTGAAAAACGCCGAAAGAGCCACGGCTAAAGATGGCAAAAAGTTTCAGCGCATAGTCGCTGGAGAATATGTTTTCGGTATTTATAAAATCATAAAAAGAGATGCGAAAGAATTAGGCCATGAAGATTATATGTTTCCTCGCTTTGAGTGGTTTATTTATAAAGGTGAACAGCAAGGCGCCGTGAATATCGTTTCAACCTTGAGCCAAGCCAAGGAATGCGTAGGACGGGATATAGAGTTTTTAAAATGATTGATCTATCAATCGCAATCCTATTCCTCTCCCCTTGCGTCCTATTTATGGCGCTAGGATATTTTGGTAAAAACTAAACA